TTTCTGTGGTTGTAAGTCCACCAACAACAAAATCAACATCATTAGTACTATCTTGATATGTAACAGTAATACCTGTTTTTGTGCCGCCAGTGGCAATCAAATTACCAGCAAAATCTTCAACTTCTTCTTGTGATAATTGAGTATTTGTATCTGTATCTGTCCAAGGAACATTAACCACAAGTTCATCACTAGCATTTACTTGAACTGCATAAGTTCTACTGCTTGTGGCGCTAACTGTGTTGGCAGCAACAGTTTGAGTTGTAGCATTAACATTTACGTTAAATGTAGTGCTTGATAACGTCATACCAGTGCCAGCAGAATATGTTGTATCTGTTACTGTTTCTGTGGCAGTAGCAAGACCCGTAACATGACCATTGCTATCAAGAATAACATCCTGAATATATGTACGGCCACTATTATCGCTACTTGAAGCAGCGGAGATTGTTGGGTGAGCAGTTAAATATCCAGCACTTCCATGATCGCCCCAGCCGTATGCGGTATCCCACTGACCAACCTTAGCATCAGTTATGACGTAGGTTCCCATGTCGATAGTATTACCGTTGGCATCAAGCGTGCCACCCAACTGAGGGGTGGTATCCTCAACAACATTCGCAAGTTTTGTGGCAAGACTATTTGTGACAGTCGTGCTAAAGTTAGCATCATCACCAAGAGCGGCAGCTAGTTCATTAAGAGTATCTAGCGTTGCTGGGGCGCTATCTACGAGATTAGCAACAGCAGTTGAGACAAAGGCGGTTGTAGCAATTTGTGTGGTGTTTGTACCAGCGCTTGCCGTAGGTGCCGCTGGGGTTCCTGTAAAGGTAGGACTTGCTATGTTTGCTTTTAGGGCGATATTGGTTTCGTTTGTATCTACGCGAGATTCAAAATACCCACTTGGGTTTGTTATATTTTCCCAAGTAGAATTAGAACTATTATAGGCAATCAAATCACCACTAGCCAGTCCAACATCAACATTTACATCGTGTAGTTCATGTAGTCCGGGTTGTTGCTCCCACATTCTAACAAATATTCTACCGTTACTAGCATTACTACTTGTTACAATGGCAACGCTCATTTGTAGGTTTGGCGAAGAGGGTTGCGTTGAAGTTAATTCACCGTCATTATTTGGGTCCAACCACAAAACAGTACCAACTGTATAACTGCCAGTATTAAGACCTTTTATTGGTCCAACTAAAGTGACATAACCCTCTGTAGAGTTTGTTATGTCTTCAGAAGCTACACCAAGCATGTATCTAGCTTCTATACTTCCATCTGCCGTGGCCGGGGCGACTTGAATCCTATCTCCAACGGCACCGGTCGCCATAACAGCAGTACCTTTAAGAATATCGCTACCGGTGTCATTTTTTACCAGTTCACGAAGCTCCGTTGCATAGTTATCAATCCACGCAAGCTCATTAGAAGCATCACTAACTTTATATAATATTTGACTTTCAAGACCGCCATTCGGTAATTCAACTAACGGATTCCCATCCCAGTACAAATCTCCAGCATTATTGTATAATTTATTTGTTGTGCTTGCAGGAACACCACCAGATAAAAGAACTGCCTGATGTAATGTTATATCATCTGCAAACTCACCAATTTGTACATGACCTGAAGCGTCAATCTCAAGCATTGGCAAACCAGTAATGTCAGAAACACTAAAGATCGTGCCGCTTGAGAGATTATCTGTAATAGAGAATAATTGACCTTGAGTTCCTTGGAACAAAAGAGCGGAACCAGAACCAGTGGCGCTCTCAAAACTAGAGGCGACTTCCAAGTTGATTGGAGTATCGGTAACACCAGAGCCAGTAAATTCTATTTTTGGTATAACATTATTTGAAGTGTTTACTTCTAAATATTGAAAATTACCACTACCACCATATACATTAAATTCTGTTCCGTCTAGTATTAGCCCGCTGCCAGCGGTATAAGTGCTACCAGTAGAAACTGTAGCAAATGATAGAGACCCATTACCATCTGTTTGTAAAACCTGATTGGCACTACCATCTGTGGTTGGGAATGTGAACCCATCTCCATCTGGATTAACCGTGATGGCACCATTTGCACCGATCAAAACCACCGCTGCACTATTATATGCCAGTGCCAAAGGCGTTGTACCTACAGAACCAAATGCTGAACGGGTTGCCTGACCCTCAATAAAACAAGCAGCGCCGTCTGTTCTATCTAAAACCAATAGTGCATTAGCGCCGGTATTTTCTATTTCTACTTGGTATGCTGGACTTGTTGTTCCAATGCCGACTCTGTTATTTGCTGCATCAATATAGAGTGTGTTTGTATCAACTGTAAGAGTTTCGCTTTCTATATTTTGTACGTAAAGATTTCTAAAGTTTAAATCAGAGCTACCTAAGTCGTAACTATTATTAGCTATAGGGACTAAGTGACCATTATCTGTAACCTTAATCCTGCCAACCGCTGACGACGAATCGGCAGCGGCTGTGGCAAAAACTATAGCGGCAGGATTGGAACTAGACTGGAAGCTGCCTTCCGCTTGAACATATATACTACCAGCAATTAAAATCGCCGCACTCCCATCGGCTTCAGCTGAAGCGGCATAATTTAACCGCCCCAGAATATCACCCGAAGTTATAACGGTATCGCTAGTTTGTAATGTTATACTTTGCATAGTCTAGTTCCTGTCCCCATTTTAACTATAGTTAGATAATATACCAGTCAGTACCATCGCTAGCAAGAGTCATAGACTCATACTGATGGTAGAGAGCTTTAGTTGTGGCGCCATCAATAGTGGCGCTTCCACCTCTTTGGATGGTAACAACGCCAGCTGCGCTATCCTTCTTCTTGATAGTGATAACCTTACCAGAAGCAACAGCTGGAAGAGTAACAGTAATGCCACTAACACCACCTGAGCAAAGGTTGATATCGTTAGAAAGAGTAACGCTCGTTGTTGGCGAAGAAACGCTACGAGTTCTTTTGGCCTCAGTAATAGCGCCAGCAGAAACGTGAGCGGTATCAATCGAGCCATCAACATAATGCTCGCTATCAATCGAATCGTCAGCAATCTTCGTTCCATCTACCGCATCAGCGGCGAGCTGTAGGGTGTCAACACCACCATTGGCAATGGCGATGGTGCCAGTGCTTGTGATAGTGCCTCCCGAAAGCCCTGTGCCAGCAGTGATGGAAGTAACAGTACCAGTCGTAGTCGAGTAACCATAGCTTAGGATTCTGTCGTCAATCGCGGCAGAAGTCATAAGTGTGGTGTCGTCATCTGAGAACGACTCGGCAGACGTGATAACAGCAGAACCGGCCAACTGAGAGACAGTGATGTTACCAAGGGTGCCACCAAGAGTGAGGTTTCCAGCAGAGGTTACTGTTCCGGTAAGAGTAATACCGTTTACACTACCAGTACCACCAACCGAAGTAACAGTACCAGCGGTTGTTGAGTAGCCATAGCTCAAGATTCTATCGTCAATGGCAGCAGCTGTCATCAGCTGACTATCGCTGTCACTGAAGGCTTCAGCAGATGTCAAGTAGCCAGCACCCGCCAATTTAGCGAACGTAACACCGCCATCTTTGATGGCAACTTCAGTAGAGCCATTGATTTCAAGAGTGGAATCATCTACCTTTACGGCAATATCATCAGTATTTACGGTAATACCGTCACCAGCACCAACGTTAAACTGTCTGCTCGATGAAATATCGCCACCGCCGGTCAAACCGTTGCCAGCGCTAAGAACAACCGAAGTGTGGTCGATATGCTCATTAGCAACAAAGTTTAACAACGCATCGTGGTTGATTTCACTATCAACACTATTAACAGTAATGGTGTTAGTAGCACTAACGACAAATTCTGCACCAGTACCATCGGCAAATGTAACGGTTTCACCATCATCAACCTGCTGAGTAGTAGTACCATCAGAAATGGTAAAGTTGCTCATAGCACCAAGACCGCTAACAAAATTACTTCTGTTAACTTTCTTTAGCGCGGTAGCAGACGCATCATAAATCATAATGAAGTCATTGGTCGCGTCTGGGGCGCCACCAAGATCAGTTAGACCGGTAATCGCAGCAGCGGTTAGACTAGCATTAAGAGTAACATCAGCGCTACCATCAATGCTAACATTACCACTTAATTCATCACCAAGAGTAATGGTTCTAGATGTCGCCCAAGCGCTTGCCGTATCAGCATTGCCAGTGACATCACCTTCCAAGTCGGCAACAATTGTACCAGCAGTACCAGAGAACACCTCTGAAGTGTTAGTTGCGTCTGGAATAAAGGTAAATTTACCAGTGCTATCATCAAAACCAAAGAAACCTACCTTTGCGGTAGATCCGTTGTGCCAGTTGAATTCAATACCGCGATCTTTATTATCATCGCTTGCTGGAGCGGTATCTCCACCAAGAGTAAAAATCGGGTCATCAATTGTTACAGTTGTTGAATTAACAGTAGTTGTAGTACCGTTAACAGTCAAGTCACCAGCGATACTGATATCTTGAGAAAATGTAACATCGCCATTAGAAGCAATGGTTATCGCGTCTGCATCGCTGGCACTACCAATAGTACCACCGTCACTAACTGCAAGATTGGTAGCAACAAGAGTTGTACCATCTATTGTGAAATTACTATTCGACTCGAATAGCTGATCGCCCGCGCCAGTACCGAAAAACACGATACCGCTTGGGTTTCTATCGTAAGGTTGAAAAGACATCTACTTTCTCCGAAAAATGTGGAATTGGTTAACCTTTATGTATACACATTAAACAATATACCAGTTAAAATTATCTGAAATCAAAGACACGCTCTGATTTTTATGAAATAACGGGTATACCGAATTTCCATCTATTGTCTCAGATCCATTTCCTATCAGAACTCCAGAGTTAGAACCATCTTTAAATTTAAACAATAATTCTCGACCCCCTTTTCCTACGGCTGTTGGCAAGCTAACACTAACAACGTCAGAGCTAGTATCAATAAACACCACGTCAGAACTATCTGTCATAGTGAAGTCAGCCGTTATATTATTATATGTTCGTTGTTTTGTTTGAAATGTTGCGCCAGCCCATCCAGATACAGCTACAGAGCTATGGTCTTGAGAGTCAACGTAGCTCTCGGCCCATCCGCTAACCGAAGATATTTGTGTTTCGTTTTCTATTGCCTGCCCACTGCTATATACGGCAATACCAGACACATAATTAAGTTGTTCAGTGGTTACATCACCACCGCCAAGACTAAATTCAGACCAATTACCTGAAGCATTTGGCAAAAAGCCCGTATTGGCATCTCTTGATTCGCCAGCGAGTATAGAATATTTATAGTATGTATTATCTACAACATCTGCATGGTAGCCGCTAGCAACATAGGCAAGCATACCATCCTGAAGCATACCAGAAGGAATATTGACAAGAGTATCACTCTCTAAACCAGTGACTAACCGCAGGCCGCCACGCATTTCTACGTCGAGAACGATTGGATGAGTACCATTAGTACTCCATGTTCCCGGCCAAGCGTTTCTTGTTAGTCCATCGTAATTAGCCATCTATATCCTCCTAAGATATACTTACGTATGTGTTTCCGGGCTGTAGAGTGATACCATAAAGCTTATACTCTTCAGCGTTATATCCGACAGGTGACGTGTCTGGCTCTAGGTCTAAAGTTTCTACCGTTGGCGTTACGTCAGAAAGCAAAGAAGAACTAGCGCCCGTCTTAAATGTGGTTGGCTGAGAAGCAGATGATCTAACAGCAAACCAGAAACATCTAGGCAAGGAATCGCTATTATTTATTGTTTGAGAAAGTGTTTTGACCTGATTTCCAAGCTCGGTAACTACAGAAGAATCAAAATCGTCTGTATCTACAATGTCCGCCCTTGTTGGCGGGCTAGATGTGCTTGATGTAAATATATAAAAACTAGGATAAGTAAATGAAGCAGAGATACTGCTATCGCTAACTACTCGCTGTGTAGTGTATTCTGTTCCAGTAACGGTTGCCGGTCTGGTAAAATCTGTTGTGGCAGTGATAGTTCTGCCACTATTATTATCTTTGTGTATTGCGGTAGTAAATGTCATTGTTCCATCATCGCTAGAATTACTCAGAGTACCCTGACTCGTAGTAATTGTAGTTGAAGCGTTTGAAGAATTAGACAAACCACTAATTGTTAGATTATAACCAACAGAAGAATATGACTGTAGGAAATTATTTCCACTAAGATTATTAAAGGATATAGAACTTGATGCGCTCTGCCAACTAAATGAAATCGAAGCGGTTTGTGAAATAGTGCTACCGTCTTTATCTAAGAAGCTAACAGTGGCGCTAGCAGAGCCGCCAGACAGGTCAGAAGTAGAAGAATAGATTGGAGAGTCGCCATCAGTAGTAAATGTTTGACTCCAATCAACCCCTCCTCCGGGTGTCGCTGAAGGACCGGTGGTGGTATATAAAGAAACATCCGATGTTACAGAACCAACAACGGAAGTCAAGGTAGATTTAACACTATTTACATAATTAGTTGTAAAGTCTGACGGATTGTCAACACTAACTGTCCACTGAGAAACCGGCTGATCCCAATATCTAGACTGACCATTTGCAGAGACAGATGGGCTGAATTGCGCTACTTCTAGCTGGAACAATCCATCACCATTTATCGAGGCGGTTCTGACTGTCTGCTCAGTGCCGTCTGCGTCAATAAATATTGTGTTAATTCTATATTGATTATCACCACCACTAACTATAAACTGCATACCAGATGGATCTGGTGTGGAATTTACAGCTATTCCAGAAACTGTAACTATGTCCAGCGCATTCTCTATGGCTTGACCGCTTGCATATGCGGCAACACCCGAAACATATGTATCATCATCAGCAGTTAAGAATGTAGCCTCGGCCCAACCACTAACAGACGCAGCGCTATGATCTTGTGAATCTATATAAGATAGCGCCCATCCGCTAACAGCAACATCTCCAGCGTCCGCATAAACACCAGCCCAGCCACTTACAGAAGCCGCACTATGGTCTTGAGAATCTATATACGATTCCGCCCACCCAGAGACAGCAACCGCGCTGTGATCCTGTGCGTCAACATACGACTGCGCCCAACCAGAAACAGAAGATATTTGAGATTCGTTTTCAACAGACTGGCCGCTCGCATATGCGGCAACACCAGAAACATAAGAATCATCATCCGCAGTTAAAAATGTTGCACCAGCCCAGCCGGAAACAGCTACCGCGCCATGATCTTGAGAATCAACATATGATTGCGCCCAGCCGGAAACAGAAGATATCTGTAACTCGTTTTCGATAGACTGACCAGAAGCATAGGTAGAAACGCCAGAAACATAAGTATCGTCATATGATCCAGCCTCTCCGCTTGCATATATAGCAATTCCCGATACATAGTTTAGCTGTTCTTCTGTGACATCACCAGTTCCGACATTACCTGACGCATAAACAGCAACACCAGAAACATAGTCTAAATCTGTAGTAAATACCGCCTTAGAAGCGGGAAGCGTAACAGAAACAACTCCACTACCAGTGAGGCTTATCTTAGAGCCACTATTAGAACTGCTTAATACAGTATCTCTCTCTAGATTGTTGGAACCATAGGTACCAATTCCAACCTCCCACTGACTATTCTCTTCTATAACGTAGAATGTTGAATCGCCGCTGGTAAAAACACTATCAAAAGTCTGGAATCCGGTAAAGGCGCCAATCAGAGAAATACCGCCAACTCCTGTAGAGGCAGTATACTCTTTTACTCTATCATAGACCCTTGGAGCCATCTTTACCTCTCTACAGAGAAATCTATTTGTTTATTTATATCTAATGAGTGATCCTGTTGGCTATTTATATTTAAATCAAAGTCTGCCTGCTGATTTAATTGCATGACAAACGTTAAGAATGATTTGTTAAAATGTATCGCCACTTCACTGCCCGGAATTACCCCAGTGTTTAGATCTGGAATTTCAGCGAAGGAAAGCTCTGAAAATGATGAGCCTCCAAACATTATATCTCCTTATGTTAAATCTAACACTAGATTATACACAATTTAAAGAAAAAGCCGCCCCAAAAGGAACGGCTTTGCCTATTTTTTATTTTTCTAGAATAAAATACTAGAAGGAGCCTGCAAGAACTCTACGGTTGTCTAGGACACCAAAGCCCATTTCTGCAAATCCGTAGTAGCCTTGTCGCTGATGACGATGAAGAGTTTCGTCTTCAAAGATTTCAACTTCACGCTTGACTGGCATAACGAAACTATCGCTAGCACCTTGGTCAAGACCGATAACGAGTTCAACGTCGCTACTTTGAAGCGATCCACCAAGATCGGTCGTGAAGTACGACTGATATTCTTGATTGTCACCAAACTCGAACAAGTCATGCAAGTTAACACCAAAGATTCTGGTGATTGCAGGACCGTCGTCGCCAGCAACGTAGATTTCTCTACGGCTAACTTCGTCAAGCTGATCGACACCCCAGTTGCGGATGTCTTCGATAGCTTCTGGCGAGCAGTAAAGATCGGTCAAACGTCCGGGAGCGGTAACGCTGTTACCACCGCCATTACGACGCATAACGGTCTTCATAAGGCTTACAAGACGCTTGGTGAACTGACCAGCAGCTGCATCAGCATCGTAAACCAAGATGTTACGATCAACAGCGGCAGCCAAAAGGGTGTGCCATCCGTCGTCGTTGATCTTCTTAACGAAAGAAGACTCAAGAACTTGCATCGCGCGAGCGACTACGTTCCAGTTTGCCTCACGAGCATATTTTAGCAAGAAGTCAATCGAGCTAGAAATGCCGTAGGTGTTAACCATGACGTAATCACCTTCAACGTGACGCTCAGGAATACGTCCGTTTCCGGGATTAGTGTAAGCGATGTGATCTACTTCGCTTCCGGGTGAAAGCAAGTCCAAAGGAAACTCTGGAGAAGCGCCCGGCTCAAGAGGCATAGTCTCGAAAATCGAGGTAACAACATCACCAAACAGAACACCCTTTCTCAAAGGAAGCTCAAGAGCCTTGGCGATTTCGCGCTGTGCTTCGATAGCGACAGCTTTATCAGAAGCGCCAGAGCGCTTTAGCAGTTCAATGAATTCTGCTGATGGTCTTTCTTTAATCGACATGTTAAGTATCTCCTTTTATAATTTAATTATACGTTTGTGTTAGGAAGGTCGATGTAAACTTTAGCATAACCGTCCTGATCTACACCAGAAAGGAATCTACCAACAAGTCTGGTCGAACCGTCATCATCAGTATCGTCACTCGAAAGATCGCTGGTGGCCAAGTTTCCGCTGTGAGCAACGTAAGCAGGATCGCCAGCGCTTGGACTGGTACCTTCTAGATTGCTAGTCACAACATAACCCTTGCGAAGAAGAGTAACCTTGCCACCTTTCTGAACTTCATCTTTGTGTTGGTTAAGATGCTGACGAGTAAGGTCAATATTGACCATATCGTTCAACAAGAGTCCAACAGGAACAGCACCGGATGGTAGCGCAGCGTAAGTAACCAAAGCCTCGCCTTGATCCATAGCCGCTCCAGAGCCTCCAGTGCTAACAGAAGCGATACCGCCTCTGGTAGCTGCTTCGTTCATGAAGAACGAAATGTCAGTATCTAGAACACTTCTATCTGATTTAAGAGCCATTATTTATCTCCTTTAGAAAAAATTAATTATTTTTTTGGTGTTGATTGCAAGAAAGAACCAATCCATTCGCTTGCAACACTGCGGAGCGACTCTGCTGGATCAACTTCTGGTTCTACTTCAGAAATAGCCACTTCTTCCGATGCTTCCGCCTCTTCAAGAACTTCTTCGCTAGCTTCTGCCGCGTCAAGCTCTTCTTCGATTTCCGCCTTGGCGTCTTTTTCTTCTTTTTCTTTTTTGTCGTCATGCTCTTTGGCATACTTTTTCTTCATCATAGCAACGACAGCCTCGAAAGCTTCATCGTTTACGCCATCAAAAGACTCGACAGTAGCAGAAGCTTCTTCGGCGTCAAGACCAGCTTCTTCTAGCTGCGCCCTACGCTTCATCATGGCCTCTTTCTTTTTCATCTCGCGAAGCTCATCCATTTTCTTTTTCATGTCTTCTTCGCCATTCTTGATTGCTTCAGCCTGCTCCGCAATCGTTGCATCTTTTGCCTCGATTGTGCCAGCTTGCTCCGCAATAGTAGCTTCTAAAGCTTGGATCTTGGCTTCAAACTCAGACTGCTGCTCTGCAACAACCTGCTCTTTTAGTGCTTCGTTAGCAGCTTTTGCTTCTGCCAACTCTGCTCGCAAATCTTCGATCTGCTTATCGTGATCTGACATTTTCATCTCCTTGATTGAAGAAATAGTTAACGTTTGTGATTTTGATTCGTCAAAATATTCACCCTTGTCCAAAATAATACTACGCGGATTAGCAGGTTTTGAAACAAGACCTTTACCAGAGAATGCTAAGTTTCGTAATAATCTGCCAATTCTATAGTTTTCGTAAGTACCTTCCCCACCGTAAGCCCTCAAGTGCTTCGTTAGGAAAGCAGAGGCTTCATTTCTTTCTATGATTTTTGTTTGACCTTCTGTCGTTTGCAAGGCATAATCAAAGGCCGGAAAAAGACACTCCATCGAAACGAACCATTTGCCCTCTTCGATTTCTGCGATGATCTTGTTCATACGCTCGCGCTTTTCTTCTCCAGACCAGCTAGTATAAAGAACCGCCTGAGTAATAATATCAAACTGCTCAGGTTTTTCTTCTTGCGAAAGGTGATTACCCTCGTGGTCAACGACATAACTGCCAGTTATATGTCCAATGATGTCATCTTCATTGTGCATAAAATTGAATTGTTTGTCTTCTGGGGTATTTCTAGCAGCCCAAGTTTCTTGAGGATCAAAAACGTCATCATTTTTGTTCCAGCCGGTAGAAACTAATACGGACTCAAGATAATATAAATCCATTTGGTCTTTGTTTTGAGCAATTACCTTCTCAAGCACATCGACATCGGATATGATAACCTTAGCGGCCTCAATATTACCCTTATGAAGATTAGCTTGAGCGCAATATGCGACACTGTTATTTTGTAGAAGGTCGGATAATCCGGCCTCTATTTCTGATTTATATATTTCCATATTAAATACCTCCAGTATTCATAATACACAAATTTTTGATTTGTTGGTTTTTTATGGTTAAAAATCGCTTAATTCAGCAAAGACAGTTGAGTAAATCAATTTCATCTCATTACTACTTGGCTGTCTATTGTTAGTATTAACAAACTGTTCAACCTTTTCAGACGCGAAAGAAACGAATTCTTTTGGTGGGTTTTTCTGACTTTCTAATAGGTTTTTAATTATTGTCTCATCTATTTCCATGAATGGTTGCAGACCAGTAAGTATACATAATTTTAAATGCTCTAACTGATCTACTTCCGACTTAGTTAAACTTCTAATATTTTTCTTATCAAAGTGAGCAAGTGCAATAGGGGATAGAACTTCTGATATTTTAGCCTGTGCATCCATTGCCCACAACATGGCTACAGTCGTGTCGGAGCTTTTTGGTAGTACTCTTTTTTGTTTTCTTTTCATCGTATCTCTGGAAAACATTGGACGACCGGCCTCTTGGATTGGCTCGTTTTTTTCCTGCCTTGGCGCATTCTGTGTCGGGGTTCCTGCTGGCTCTTGAGTAGCACTAAAAGGAATATTATATTTTTCAAAATATTCTTGATTATCCACAATATCTTTGGTTATGCCAATTTTAGCGACATCGTGCGCGTGTTGAGGATTATGGTATGGGCTAGCTTTCTGCGGCGAAAGAGGATCAGTATCCCTATCTCTGACCTCTCTTTTAACTCTAACTTTCTCAATAGAAGGAATCTCTCTAAATCTTTCAAGCAGTGTTTCTTGAGAAATTATATCTCTATCTGCAAGATCCATAAGGAGTTTTTTCTGGGCCGCTTCATCTGAAAGTACAATAGAATCAAAATGTATCTCAGCTGGATACCTAAAGCCCATAGCTTTTTGAACTATTGCTATTTCTTTTCTCCAGAAGCTAGATAGTATCTCTCTACCGTATTCCAGTCTCTCAACGAGGGTTTTTAGCGAAACATAGTTATTGGTATAACCACCACCGCCAGCGGCACCGGTAAGGGTAGGAGGTATTCCCAAACCGGCATAGATACTCGTAAGAACCGGCTGATATTTTTCAGACCCTAAAAATCTATATACTTGAGATTGACTTTCAGTAAATTTCAGCTCCGGTCCCCAAACCATATCCATCGTTCCACCGCCGACGTTGCTGGCTAGTATATCTCTTAATTTATTGATAACAGCCTTAGTCGGTATAATTTTGTGATCTAAATCACCAACAGTCCAAAGTCTAACATTAGAAATAGCGCCGTCCAAAGCCGCCATATCTGCTAGTTTCATTTTTTCTAACATGATAATATCATCAAGAATAGAGCTAATCATTGGATCAGACCAAACCATCCAATCATCTTTTTTATAAAAGAAAAAATCAACTTTATTTGGATCTAGGGGTATGGTTCTTTCACCATTTTTTAATCTATTGTACAAATCTTGAGGTAGTGTTTTTTTATTATTTGAGGACATTAAAGCCTGATGGGAATTATGTGATAGTTTCATCACATACTCCGGCTTTCCTAGCTGAACACCGCCAACAGCATCAACACTTAAAGGATTTAGAAAATCATATCCCCAAGGTATTTCTCTGCTTTTAAAGTTTATATCTTCTATTTTTGTGTCAGCGGCGATTGCGCTTTTCAAAGCTCTTTCTTGCTTCGTGTTTATTTTTGCGGTGCTTCTTCGGGTTATTACATTGCCGGTTCTATAAAGGTAGTTCAAGAACCTTTCAGAGCGATCTGTGCCACCAACCTCTTGAAACCATTTTCTATAAAATTTTTCGATAGTCTTGTTGGGATGCACAAGAACAAGCCCCTGACTTGCAAAATCACTCATCAGATCAATAACATTTCTGATTATACCAACACGACTGTATGCCTGCATACATTGAGCAATAAGCCTTTTCTGTTTGGTGGCAACCGCCTCGCCGGGACGAAAGGCGTTGTAGTCACTTCTATTAAAGCTGGTTCTGACGGAGCGATTAGGCTCTATATCAATATAGCTGGTTCTTCTGCCGTATGAATGGGCAGAAGCCTTTTGTATACCCTCGTAGGCGTCGATGTTGTTAGCCGTAGACTTGTATGCTTCTTGCTTTTGAGACTCGTTATCCCATGTTAGATAAAGATCATCAGACATTTAATTTTCCCAATGGTATTGTTAATAGAAATGGTAATACTATTATTACACAATTTAATAGATATCTTGGATTTTATCTGAGAACCAAGCAGGCCCATTGTATAGTTTGCCAGAATTTCCAAATCTAGAAGAATTAGATTCAGCAAATCCGCCAACTTCTAATTCTGTTATTTTCTCAACGGTTGTAAAATGTCTAGCCGACATGTTAGCCATTATAAGAGAAGAGTACCTATCTTTTCTCAGTCTGGTCTTTTTACCAGCGCCAAGCTTTACTTCTGGCGTATCCCATCTTTCTCTGCCGCTTGATGTCTGAGTCATAACTATCATGGAAAGCTCATCTTTAAGCTCTTCTATCTCCATCACGCAATCCTCAAGCGTATCATACTGTCTACCAGAAACCTTATCTTGCTCGATAGATAGACCTATGCTAGCCGTATCGAAAAATGGAAGTAAAACACACTTATCCTCAAAGTCTTTTCTTAAACCATGATTAGCCTCTGCCAACCAATCAGCCTTAGCGAATTGACATAATTTAAGAATATGTAGACCAGAGTGATAGTCTGTATCTTTTTCTTTGTCCTCTATCGTGGGCCATATTTGAACTTCGCCCTCGCCAATCTTATCTCTGTCTTGCAGAGCTTCTACAACTGCTATACCGCCGCCTTGAGCGTCAATAGCGATCTCAACACAAGGAAAAGCTTTCATTAACTGTCTTATTTTTTTAGCGCAGTATGAATAGAAATCGTCTTCCGTTACTAATTTCGATTTCAACTTTTCCTTATGTTGCTTTCTAGTCGTCGTCCAACAATGGACTATTCTTCTATGATCGCTATTTAGCTCTAAAACCACTATACTAAAATTATCAACCTCGGAAGCAGGATCGACACCAAAAATATATTTTTTATTTGGATCGCCTTTTAGCATAGCTTCAAAACACAC